AATTCCAAGTAGGCTAGAGCTAAAACACAACAACACAAAACACAGAAAGGTAAAAACACAAAATGGATAAGAAGTATAATCGTGTACGTTTGACCAGCCCTAAAGGTGTGGCGATGTACCCAAAGCTCAACAGAGCTGATACTAAATTCAATGAAGATGGTGTTTATTCTACGAAACTTTTAGTTTCCAAAGAAGAAGCTACTTCATTCGTTCAGTCGGTAAAACAACTCCTCAAAGAATACTACGAGGAGACTTGCAAACAGCAGAAGAAGAATAAGCTCAAGCTCGCAGACTACCCTTGGAAAGAAAACGAGGATGGCGACAAGCTAGAGATTAACTTCAAATTGCCAGCCAAGGTTAAGACCAAGAACGGGGAAATCATTGAAATGCGTCCCGCCCTGTTCGACAGCAAAGGTTCGCCCTGCGACAAGTTGATCGGTGGCGGTTCCACAATTAAGATTGGCTGTGAAGCTAGTCCGTGGTTTGTACCAGCGTTGGGGGTAGGGGTAACCCTCCGTCTCCGTGCGGTGCAAGTGATCGACCTCAAAGAGCCTTCTTCTGGTGGCTCTAGCTTTGAAAGCTTCGGCTTCTCTTCGGAAGAAGAGGGCTTTGTAGCTCAAGGCGAAACATTCCCAGAACTAACCAAACCCAAGGAGTCCTCAAGTGTACCGAGCAAAACGCCCGAACTACCAGAGGACTTCTAAATATAGAAGCGGTCTCGAAGTCCAGATTGCGTCCCAGCTTGAAAAGGCTGGGGTGCAGTTTGGCTACGAAACTATTCGACTAAAATATCAAAGAATATGTCATTACATTCCAGACTTTATACTTCCAAACGGAGTGCTGATCGAAGGAAAGGGTTGGTTCACTCCGCAGGACAGGAGCAAGTTACTCCTACTAAAGAAGCAAGACCCAAGTTTAGACATCCGATTGGTTTTTTCCAAGTCTACAGCTCGTCTAAACAAGAAGTCCCGCACCACCTACGGAGAGTGGTCAACGACAAACGGGTTCCTCTGGAGTGAAAAAGTAATTCCGCAGGAATGGCTGACTTTTTAAGACATACAGAGTGTAGTAAGTGTGGCTCATCAGATGCCCGTGCAGAGTATTCTGATGGGTCAGCTTACTGCTTTTCTTGTTCCGCATATTCTAAAAGCAACGGGGAGATAAAGGAGAAACCAAATATTTATATGGCTAACTTAATAGATGGTAATGTTACTGCTTTGACCAAACGCAATATCCACATGGAGACTTGCCAGAAGTTCGGTTACAAGCTTGGAGACTTTAACGGCAAGCCCGTCCAGATCGCAGAGTACAAAGACAAAGAAGGAAACCCAGTAGCCCAGAAGCTACGCTTTCCTAACAAGGACTTTATGATTCTTGGGGAAGCCTCCGAGATGACCCTGTTTGGACAGCATTTGTTTAGGGATGGTGGCAAGATGCTTGTCATTACTGAAGGTGAGATTGATTGCCTTTCTGTATCCCAAGCTCAAGGCAACAAGTGGCCTGTAGTATCTATTCCTACTGGTGCTCAATCTGCTACCAAGGCACTCCGTAGAAACATAGATTGGGTGGAGAAGTTTGAGAAGGTCGTGTTCATGTTCGATATGGATGAGGCAGGTAAGAAGGCTTCAAAGGAATGTGCATCTTTGTTGAGTCCGGGGAAAGCTAGGATTGCTTCGTTGCAGATGAAGGACGCTAACGAGCTACTTGTTGCTGGCAGAGGGCCAGAAATTATTGATGCTATATGGAGTGCTAAAGAGTTTAGGCCAGATGGAATTGTAGGGGGTAACGAGCTTTGGGATTACATTACTAAGGTTGACCTAGAAGAATCTGTATCTTACCCATACGCAGGTGTATCGGCTATGACCCACGGATTGCGTAAAGGCGAGTTAGTTACCATTTGTGCTGGTTCTGGCATTGGCAAGAGCCAGTTCTGTAGGGAAATTGCTCATTGGCTTCTACGCAATAACAAGAGCATTGGCTACATAGCCCTTGAGGAGTCAGTAAGGCGTACAGCATTGGGCATTTTAGCGATTGAGGCCAGTAAGCCGTTGCACCTAAAGCCAGACAGCATAACCCAAGAGGAACTAAAGAACCTGTTCAATGGTACGATTAGTCAGAAGTTTTTTACCTATGACCACTTTGGTTCCTTGGATTCGGACAACCTGCTCAACAGAGTAAGGTACATGGCTAGGGGTTGTGGTTGTGAGTACATCGTACTAGACCACTTGAGTATCGTGGTATCTGGTATGGGTGACGGAGACGAGCGTAGGCTTATCGACAACACCATGACCAAGCTCCGTAGTCTTGTAGAGGAGCTAAAGATCGGGATGATTCTTGTGTCCCATCTTAAGCGTCCAGAGGGCAGGGGGCATGAAGATGGTGCAACCACCAGCCTGTCACAGCTTCGAGGCTCTGCTGGTATTGCCCAGCTTTCAGACATTGTGATCGGCCTAGAGCGTGACCAGCAAGCCGAGGGTAACGACAGGAACATTACTAGTGTTCGTATTCTTAAGAATAGGTTTACTGGAGAAACTGGTATTAGTTGTCGCCTTGAGTACAGCAAGGAAACAGGTCGGCTCAAGGAGATTGCTATACCCGATTCAGAGATTGAAGTGCCAGAAGAATTGGAATAGGGTAGGTAAAACACAACATGAAAACACTTATATTTGATTTAGAATCAGATCACCTAGTCGAAAAGACTACCAAGATACATTGTCTTGTTATTACAGACATGGATTCTGGTGCAACCACAAGGTACAACCAACAGCCTAACGGCAACTCTATTGAAGCTGGTATCAAAGAACTAGCTAGTGCCGACAGGATTATAGGCCACAACATAATCGGGTTTGACCTGCTTGTTCTTAAGAAGCTCTATAGCTGGTTTGTACCGCCAAATGTGATAGAGGATACTTTGGTATTGACTAGGCTCATTTGGCCCGACCTAAAGGAGAATGATTTCTCTAGGCTAAACGATGGGTTCCCTAAAGAGATGATTGGTTCCCACTCGCTCAAGGCTTGGGGTATTCGTATTGGATTGCAGAAGGGTGACTTCAAGGAGAACAACAGCTTTGAAGTATGGACACCTGCTATGGAGGATTACTGCGTACAAGATGTAGCCGTTACCTTGAAACTCTACAGACTCATCCAGACCAAGAACCCATCTAAAGCAAGTGTCGAGCTAGAACATGAGTTTGCAAAGATCATGCAGAATCAAGAATCCTACGGCTTTAAGTTTGACCACACCAAAGCTGAAGCTCTTTGTGCTTTACTTCAGAAGAAGAGGGCTGAGATCGAGGCGAATATGCAAGCGGTGTTTCCTCCCGATGAGGAAGAGATGAAGTCTAACTTATGGGTAACGCAGGACGGAAAAGAATGGACAACCAAGAAGTCAGCAGTACAGGCTGGTTACAAGGCAAAGGACATTGTTAAAGGTGGCAAGAAAAAGAAAATCATCCCGTTCAACCCCGGAAGCAGAGACCAGATCGCAAACCGCTTCATCAAAAAGGGATGGAAGCCCCAAGAGTTTACACCAGATGGCAAACCCAAAGTTGACGAACAAGTGCTTACGGCTCTTGAAAGGATGGGCTTCGCAGAGGCCAAACCCCTCTTAGAATACTTACTAGTATCGAAGCGACTAGGCCAACTTGCAGAGGGTAACGAGGCTTGGATGAAGCTGGTTAAAGCTGATGGTCGTATGCACGGCAGGGTAATCACTAACGGAGCAGTAACAGGTCGTTGCACACACCGAGGGCCAAACATGGCTCAAGTACCCAGAGTAGGGTCAGCCTATGGTGAAGAGTGCCGTAGCCTGTTTGTAGCTACAAAGGGCTTTAAGCTGATTGGAGCAGATGCCAGCGGTATTGAGTTGCGTTGCTTGGCTCACTTCATGGCTCCTTATGACGGAGGTAGCTACGCCAAGGTGCTTCTCGAAGGAGACATTCACACAGCTAATCAACAAGCGTCTGGGTTACCTACTAGAAACGATGCCAAGACCTTTATCTACGCCTTCTTGTACGGAGCAGGGCCAGCCAAAATTGGTAGCATCATTAACAAGGGTGAAAGGGAAGGTCGTAAGATTATTGACCAGTTTCAAACCAAGCTCCCAGCCATTAAGAGGCTTAAGGATGCCGTTGAGTTGGCAGTAAACCAGAGGGGGTACTTGATCGGTCTGGATGGCAGACACCTTCCTGTTCGCTCTGCTCACGCCTCTTTGAATGTTCTTCTTCAGTCGGCAGGTGCTTTGATTATGAAGAGGGCAACCATTAATTTAGTTAGGTCGTTGAAGGAGCAAGGTTACGAGTTTGCTAAGGACTATGGTATTGTCGCCCACATCCACGATGAACTACAGATTGAGGCTAAATGTGGCATTGAGGAGCTAGTCGGTAATACAGCAGTAGCCTCTATACGCCAAGCAGGTAGCGATTTTAAGTTTCGATGCCCACTTGACGGAGAGTTTAAAATTGGCTTTAATTGGGCAGAGACCCATTGAGTGAGACAACCTAATGAAATTGAACTTTCGTATCTTGCTGGGTACTTTGACGGAGAAGGCTGTATTCATATCTCAAAAATTGGAGCTAGGGTTGT